AAGTTGCACCCGTTTTTGCGGGCAAACTTCTCGACCTTCTTGTGCAACTTTAGCACAGCAGCCATTTCACCGGCAGCCAGAAAGATGTTCAGATACCGCTTCTGCGGACACTGGATGATTTCCGTGACCGCCATTCCACCGTCGTTCCAAAACAGCTGGAACCTGCCTTCTTCTAACCCGGCCACGATGTCATGCAAGGCATACGTGCCGCCGCCGTGTTCCAGCGCCGCCTCCAGACGGGCAATCATGTGTTCCCTGTCGATCAATACGGCGGCGCTCCCTGCTGACCGAGTGCGACCGATGTCGTCACAAGGTTGCCCGAGTTATCGACCGTCACCTTCCAGACGCCGCCATCTGGAGCCTGAAGGAGAACGCCATCAACGGCTTCCAGCCTGCCGATGCTCTGCCCCAGCACCCGCTCCAGCAGCGAGAAGGCGAACCGGAAATACTCGCGGTCGTAGCCACCGGGAGGAGTTGGCAGGTTGATAATCACCGGCCACCTCCGCCAATCATCTCCAACCGCATCTCACCGATAGACCACTCGCCGTCCTCGGTCGCAGCGATCTTCACGCGGAAGTCGCGACCTGTGACGCGCATGTCGGTGTAGCCAGACGGACGCGGGTTGTATGGGCCACTCGTCGTCTCAGCCGCTTCAGGCGTGAAGGACGAGAAGAAGGTCAACTGCGTGCTGTCGTAGCCATATCCGCTGTCAGTGATCGCCTGCCTGACGTGAGAGATGGAATTGCCATTCTGGATGTTCAGCGATCCAGTCTCAGCAAATCTGCCAGTGGTGATCGGCGTTCCTGCTGCCGTCCAGCCGTTCTCTTGCTGATAAATGTCGTTCACCTCGTCAGCAGCCAGCGGATACTGGAACACGCCAGAACCGCACGCAGCCGTGCGGGTCATGGTGTCGGTGATACCCCACCAGCCCTCGGCATAGTTGTAATAAACGCACTTGTTAGGAACCGTCGAACCCTGCGACGGATACCAGAACCACGCCTCAGGAAAGATGTTGTTCTCAGAGCCGTGCGTCCACAGCGAGCCGACCTGCGGATCAACGTCGTCGAACACGTAGGAACCGACATCGCAAGGCAGCGGGCGAACCGTGCCGCCGTCGTACAGGAAGAAGCTCTCACGGCCCATCCAGACGCACCGGCCAGAGAATGTTGCAAAGGCTTTCGGTGCGATAAGGCCGCAGCCGAAACCGATGCGCTCAATCTGATAGATGTACGGCAGGCCGATGTAGCGCATCAGCCACGCCTCGTCCTCCGTCCAGATCAGCGTGCCTTCGCGCACAGGGGCGCACATGGTGATCTTGTTCTGAGTATCTAGATCGAGATAACCAGCCGTGTTTGCCGGGTTCGCATAGTCCCAGTCAGAATAGTCTTCGCGCGACGACCAAGCCACGCGACGAGTATTGCCGCCAGCACCAATCAGAACACAGTGACGCTCTGGCGTAACGATGACGCCACGGTTGCTAGTCGGAGGCAGGTCTGCGGCGATTGATGTTGCAGTTCCGCCTGTTCCCGTCGTGTTCGTTCCAGCACTTACAAAAGTGAATGTCGTCAGCGATGGCGTGCTGGTAATCGTGTGTGTGCCGTTGAAACTGCCGACGCTGTTGCCAGCGATCACAATCTGATTGCCAGTTACAAAGCCATGATGGTTCACCGTCGTTACGGTCGCCACGTTTGACGTGCGAACGATGTTTACAACCGTCGCATAGCCGACCGGCTCTGCATACTGCTCGTCGTGGTTCCAGTGCAGCAGACGACCGTCTGACGAGGCAACCGCAAGGATGTCGCCGCCCCAGTTGTCGATGGTCCAAGAAAATGTCGGCAGGAAGCTCTGCGTAGGGTCGCGTGGGTACGTGGCGTCAGTGTCCTCGCCGTAATAGGTAGCACCATAGTTGCCGGTTCCGAACGCACCATAGACACCAACATCTGCGCCGACAAAATTGGGAGGCGTGATATCGGTGTAGGTCGCGCCAGTCAGCGCGTACAGTTTGTCTTCGCAGCCAATAGCTCCATAGACAGCGCCGTTTGTGCCTGCCCACGGGAAGATCGCTCGGATAGTGCTGTCGAGAGGCGTGCTAGTGATGCGCTGCCAGCCGCCAACCGGCAGCAGTTTGCCAGCACGCCAGCGGATCAGGTTGCCGTCCCAGTAGCGGCCTTTCACCTGCAACGGCGTTGCCGCCTTAACGATCCCCGGCGGAATGTTGACTGGCGCAAGAGGCATTACTTCTTACCTTCGCAGAAGCCCTCGCGGCGGGCATTGTTGATCTTCACTTCGGTGATCGTCTGCGGCGTATCCTTAGACGACCAAGATATGTCACGCCAAACAGCACAGGCGCTGTCAGTCCCTCCGATGGCCGTCGTCTTGAAGCAGCCGGTCAGGAGAAACAGCGGCAGCGTCGCCAGCAGCAATCGCGTCTTGGGTGCGTTTGAGAGCATCTGATGTCGCCTGCGCTTTGACTTCGTTAATGGCGTCGGAGCGGATTTTAACATAGACCCCGCCCAAAGCCACGATCACAAGACCGCCAATCAAGATATAGCGGCCCAATGGGGATAACAGCAACCCGATCATGCGGCCTCCTCGTCCAGTCTTTGCTTGCGGAACCACCAGATAGCCCCTGCCGCGACACAAATCACGACAAGGATCGCGACAGTGGTGTTCATTGCCGACAGGATGCTGCCGCCTTCCTTGACCAGCGGGATGACCTCCTGAACCAGCGCAATCGTGCCAAGGCCGCCAGCCGCCACCGCAGCGTTGGCTTCCTTTGACTGCGTGATGGACTTCGACGCCTTTGGCTGCTCTGGCGTCAGGCGAGCCTCCAGAATGTCCACAGGCTGCTCAGTATCCACACCACGCCACAGTTTAGCCTCTGCACGGCGGCGGCGGACAAGACCAGCAACCTCTTTCCCGCCTGCCTTCGTCCACTTCATAAGCTCGGCAGGAACGGCGTCAAACTTGCCCTCGTTCACCCGCTTCAGCAGCGTGGACTTCTTCAGGGCTCCAAGGCCGCAGTTGAAGGCAAAGGACACCAGAACGTCGAACTGATTTTGGCTGACATCGACCTCCAGCATCCGTTCGACGCCAAGTTCAAAAGCAGCCAAATCACGGGCAAGGATGGCCGCACTTTCGTTGGCGGTGATCGTCATGCCCTCCACGACTTTTGGCTCACCGGCTGCCGACGTATGCCCGACGCCAATCGTCCAGACGCCTGCGCTGCACTTGTACGCCTTCAGCCGCTCGCCCTCGAACTCACGGATGTGTCGGATGCCTGCTCCAGAAGTTCTCATGACTGCCTCAAGTGATTAGAACCGCAACAACAAATGCGACACCCATCAGGAAGAACGCTGCGACGATAACACAACCTAAAAGAATTAGGTCTTTCCGCATTTGTTCTTCTTCCCGACGGCGTTCCTCCTCCAGTATCCTCTGCTGTTTGCGGACCCGGATGATCTCCTTCTGCACCTCGTCCCAGCCCTTCAGACCGTACTTGGCGACGAACTCATTCTTGACCTGCTCGGCCCATTCCTCAGCCTGCTTGCGCTTCTGAATGATGTCGAAGGCTATTTCCTCAGCCGTCTGCTTGCTGAACAGCTTTGGCTTCGGAGGGTTCGCAGCAGCTTGTGTTAACTTGGCGACAGAGCCATACAGTTTGGCAACGTCACCGCACATACCTTGGATGTCTTTGCCGAACTTGATGCCCTGCTGGATCGCAGAATAGGCAGTCTTGGCCGCCCCGAAAATCAGAGCAATCGTGGCGGGGTCCATCGCTTAACCTTTTCTATTCGCTCTTGCTGATCGCTTTGAGCTGTCCTTTCGGCTTGGTTTCAACGACAGCCGCAACACGCGACAGCATGTCTATGGCGACTGGCAGCAGCGCACTATCAGCAGGCAGCCGTGCTGCTTGGCTGAGGAGGTTGCCGAACGCCTGCGCCAGTTCAGCAGTATGCGAGGCATACGTCGCCGAGGCAAATGTCAGGTCGTCATCGAAAATCTCGACAACTTCTTCAGCTTCAGCATTTGCCATGCTTGCCTCCAAGTCCGTGATTATTCCTTACTCCCGCCAGTCTTGATCCAGTCGTCTGTCACCGGCTCCAGAATATCGCTGTTTATCGCTTTCCCTGAGCGATATGGCTGCCGTCTTTTATACCCCGCCGACTGGTCTCGCTGATAGGCAAGAAGCTTGTCCTCCAACGCCCATATCCGCTTATGCAGCAAGACGATGTCATTACATGCCTTCGCCAGCGCCTCCTCTGGCGAGGACGACCGGAGCAGCAGGAAGTGCTTAACCTCGGATGCTAACGGGTCCATGTAACCCACTCCCTTGCCCCGTCCAGCGCCGGGTTATCTTCCAAATAGACTTCCATGCTCTGTACGATGCCGATGCTGCGCTCGACAAACCATAACGGCTGAGATGGAGGCGCAGGTGGAGCTCGCAAGGCTTTCGCCGCGAACTCGTCCCAGCCCTTTAGTGTACCAGCGACGATGATGCGACGCAGCATAATATGCTGGTGCCAGTGACCAAGCAGCAGGACATCGTAATGCCTGCCCATAGCTGACGCCTGCTTGCCGACCTTCATTTCGCCGCGCAGGATCGGCCCAAGGCTGCCGATGATGCCGTCGCCGCCCTTCACGCCCAGCATGTCTCCGTGCATGGCAAGGAACCGCAGGCCATATACCTTGTACGACACCTCATTACTGTCTGGAATGTCGAACGTGATCCGCTTGTCCTTGGCAAAGGTGCGAGCCAGCAGCTGATAGATCAGCCAGTCGAAGTTCTCAAACACGGTCCGCTTGAACTGCGGCTTCATGGTATTTCGGCCATGATTGCCGCTGGTGCAAGGAACATAGACCTTGCCAAACTCGTCGGCCATGACGCCAAGCGCCCATGCCAGCACGTCTCTCACGCGCAGGGCAGACGGGATCACTTCTTCCTCGTCAGTCTTTAGAAGCTCTGCGTGCAGCGCACCAGACACCATGTCGCCGAGAAGATTGATGACGATGCCGGGATAGTTTCCGGGTCCGTGCTGCTTGCACAGGTGGATCGTCTTCTCGACCAGCCGTTTCACCCGGCGCTCAAATATGGCCGTGTTGAACTCGTTCTGCCCGTTCGTCTCTGACAGGCTGACGACCTCACCGCAGTGCCAGTCGCTCCAAATCGTCATTGGAACATGGGAAGACTTTGTCGCTGATTTTTGCTCAATCAGCCAGTTCGGAGGTTCAACCGGAGCCCGAACGATACCTTGCAAGATTTCTCTGATCGCCTCGCCATCAATGGCGTCACGTTGCGCGTCGATCAGGAGACGTTTGAGATTGGTTATCTCGTCCTTTAGCCGCAGCGTCTCCCGCTGATCCACTGTGGATTTTTCTTCTATTTCTTTTGTAGGCGGCGGAACGTAGATCGACCAGTCTGGCTCTAACCCATGCAGCGACTTTGCCCGCATGAGCCGGTTGAACATGGTTCCGCTGGGCAGATTGAGCGAGCGTGCTGCAACGCCAACCGCCGTGATCTCGTGGCTTGCTCGATGTGCGTCCTGCGGCTTGTAGCCTTTTCTTAACGCATCATTGACTGCATCGACCGCCTGCTGTGCCAGCTTCTTGGATAGTGGTTTCGTGGGCATATAACGCCGCCATCGTTATGCCGTCCGATTATTTATCCTTCTTGCGAAAGATATTTTGCACGGTGTCTGTTTCGTAAATCCTGATCCCAGTCCAGATGATAGTGAATAAGGCCGCAACCGCTGGCAGGATGCCCGCCAGCGTGCCGACAACAGTCACGACCGACAAACCGTCGGCAATGTGCTTTACGGTTTCGTCGGTGTGTCCAGTCATCTCAGTCCTCGTATTGCCCGACGTGACCACCCATCTTTTTGACGATGTTCACGATACGCGAATTGTCTTCTAACGCGATTATTTCATGCGGTTCGCCAGCACGAAAGTCGATGATCTGGCCTGCGCTGGCTTCCTTTTCCCAGTCGTGCGAGCGAGCCATTATACGACCGCGCGCAACGATGGTTATGTGAACATTGTCATCCGTGTGGTTGTGCTTTGGCAGGACATCACCCGCGACATCGAAGTCGTAGATGGTGCCCTGCAAGTCGCCCAACGGAGGAAGGCGGTTAGCCGATAACATTCGGAGCCGTACCCGGTGCCTGCAATTCCTCACGCACGACAGGGACTTCAACGGGGGCGACAAACTTGGAGCCGTCCCACGTGTCGCCCATGTTACCGTCGTGCTGCGGCGCGAACTCATGCCCATCCGGCAATGACCATTCAACACCATCTTCAAGAAGGATTACATTCACCACGACCTTCGTGGCGCTGTCCAAGATGCACTTGTAGCCCATGCGTCACCTATTAAGCCGGGAAGACAGTGATAATGACCTGACCAGCGCCACCAGCGCCAGAGTTTGCGCTCAGGCAGCCACCGCCACCACCACCGGGTTGAGATCCAGCCGTAGCGTTTGTCGATGTCGCCGCTGCGCCGCCACTGCCGCCGAAGGAACTTGTGCCGCCAGCGCCAGCGTCCGATCCTACGCCGCCACCGCCACCGCCGCCCCAAACACTATTCCCGCCCGGTCTTCCGTTATCTGGGTCTCCGCAATTTGCTCGGCAAAGCCCCCCGCCGCCGCCCTTCCTAAGAGCACCAGTCCCATATGCGTACCAGTCAGCCGACGAAAACTGCCCACCAGTCCCTTCTGGAACTGCGTAATATGTTCTTTGAACAGCGTTAAGGCCGGGGCCTCCAGCCATATCTCTTGTAGATGTGATGGCTGGGTTAGTGGACGCGCCTCCAGCAGACGTTTGCCCTCCCCCGCCGCCGCCGTAGTCATCATTGCCGCCAGCGCCGCCGTAAGCGGAAATTAGCGATCCGACAGACGTCGTGCCACCACCGTTTCCGATGCCGTCAGTTGTGCGAGCGGTCCCACCCGCGCCAATCGTCACAGTCTCTGTCGAGCCCATAGCAGACAGCGTGATCCAACGCTCGTTGTAGCCACCGCCGCCACCGCCACCAGCGCGCGTTGGATACCGTCCGCCAGATGCGCCGCCACCCCATGCCTGAATGAGAACGCGCGAGCCAGCCGCATATCCAGAAGGCTTCGTCCATGTGCCTGAAGACGTAAACGTCTGCACGTTGATCGAACCACCACCGGCAGGAGTTGCAGATGTCCACGTCGTGCCGTTTGAAGTAAGGACGTTGCCAGACGCACCCGGCGCAACCACCTGAACAGCCGACGTGCCGTTGCCGAGGATCACGTTGTTGGCCGTCAGAGACGTTGCGCCCGTGCCGCCGTTGGCGACAGGAAGGGTGCCAGTCACGCCAGTCGAAAGCGGAAGCCCGGTGACATTCGTCATCACGCCAGACGCAGGCGTACCAAGCGCGGGCGTCGTCAGCGTCGGGCTCGTCAGCGTTTTGTTTGTCAACGTCTGCGTGCTGTTGGTGTCCACCATCGTCTTACGAGAGGAGCCATCGCCAACAGTCAGAAGGTTGTCGTCGCTATCCCAGACCATCGAACCATCGGTCGTCTGGGCCGGGGAGGCAGAGGTCGGGACGACAAGGGTTCCGGTGACATTGGCGGTGCCAGCCACCGTCAGCGTCTTGCCCGCTCCGACGTTCAGGCCGACAGACGTGCCATTGCCAGCCGCATTAAACACGCCGTCGATGCTGTCTAGGTCGGTGTTGAGCTTGCCGCCCCACGTATCACGGGAAGCGCCGACTTCAGGCTTCGTGAGCGAAAGGTTAGTTGTGTATGTATCAGGCACGCTCGCCTCCTACTGAACTGTCCAAGTTTCGGATGAAACGGTTTGCGGTGTCCACGTCGCAGCGGTTGAGGATTGATTTGTCCAACTCTCTGCCGCCACCGTCTCCTTCTCCCACAGATAGCGCCCGTTGGCCGTCATGTTTGAGGTGATGGTCGCCGTCGCGGAAACGAAGAAGT